AAAGGAAGTTAATGAATCAGTGGGTGGATCTAAAACATCTCAACATTGTGAGGGGTGTGCAGCTGACTTTAATGTCAAGGGAATGTCTCCTGATGCTGTGGTTAGAGCCATTGTTACTGCTGATATTCCTTACGATCAGGTTATATTAGAATTTGATAGTTGGGTACATATATCTATTCCAACTGTTAAAGGAAGTACTCCTAGAAAGCAAGCTTTAATTATAGATAACAAAGGAAAAAGAGACTTTAAATGAAGAAAACTCCTACAACTAAGATGGGTAAACAAAAGAAGATTGGTAAGGTAATGAGTGAGAATAAAGCAGGTACACTCAATACTGGTTCTAAAAAAGGTCCCATTGTAACATCTAAGAAGCAAGCAATTGCTATTGCATTATCACAAGCAGGTATGTCTAAAAAGAAAAGGAAATAATTATGCCAATGGTAAACGGAAAAAAATATAGCTACACTAAGACTGGTATGGAAGCAGCTAAAAAAGCAGCTAAGAAATCAGGTAAAAAAATGGTTGTTAAACCTAAAAAGAAAGTTATGAAGAGTGGCTACTAAACCAGGACTCTATGCTAATATTAATGCTAAGCGTGCTAGAATTAAAGCAGGCTCAGGTGAAAAGATGCGTAAGGTAGGGGCGAAAGGTGCTCCTACTGCTAAAGCGTTTAAACAATCATTAAAGACGGCTAAAAAGAAATGATTAAAAAAGGTAAAGAAACTTTTGCTGGTTATAACAAACCTAAGAAGACTCCCTCTCACCCTACAAAGAGTCATGCAGTTGTGGCTAAAGTAGGTGAAACAGAAAAGTTAATTAGGTTTGGTCAGCAAGGTGTTAGTGGTGCAGGTTCTGCCCCTAAAACAGATGCAGAGAAAGCTAGACAGAAGTCTTTTAAAGCAAGGCACGCTAAGAATATAGCTAAAGGTAAGATGAGTGCGGCATATTGGGCTGACAAGGTTAAATGGTAAGAAATTAGTTGACAAATAGCCATTCTTATGGTATAATTGTTATATACACTGGGAAAATAATACATGACTTATTTAGAAATTGTCAATAAGGTTTTACGAAGATTAAGAGAACCAACAGTAGCATCTGTGAGTGAAAACTCATATAGTGCACTTATTGGCGAACTTGTCAATGTATCCAAACGAGAGATAGAAGATGCTTGGAACTGGGCTGCTTTAAGAACAACTCTTACAGCTACTACTGCTCCTGATCTATTCAACTATGTTCTTCGTGGTGCTGGAACTCGCTTTAGAGTTTTAGAGGTTATTAATGACACTGATAATTTCTTTATGCAACCAAGAGATGGTAGATGGTTTGAATCTCATTTATTACTAACATCTGTACAAAAGGGTAGTCCAATATACTACAATTTTAATGGTGTTACTGTTTATGGTGATTCTCAAGTAGATGTATTCCCAGTACCTGACGCTGTTTACACATTACGCTTTAATGTGGTTATGCCACAAGATGATTTAACTCTTGACACTGAAGTAGTACAAATACCTTATACGCTTCTTATTGAAGCAACACTTGCTAGGGCAATTGCTGAAAGAGGTGAAGATGGTGGTAATCAAGATCAAGAGATGCGTTATAGAAATATGTTAGCTGACCTCATTGCAATTGAGAATGGTCAAAGAGTAGAAGAAACTACTTGGTATCCTAACTAGCATGGCTGGAACCTTAAAAACTACATCCATCTCAGCACCAGGATTCATGGGTTTAAATACCCAAGATTCTTCTGTTACGCTTGAAAGTGGGTATGCTTCTATAGCAACTAATTGTATCATAGATAAATATGGTAGATTGGGTGCTAGAAAAGGTTGGGATGCTGTTACAAATGCTACTAATGCAGTTGTTACAGGAAGTATCTCAACTACTACTTTAACTGTATCAGAAGTTACTTCAGGAGCATTATCAGTTGGTGTAGTATTATCAGGTACTGGAGTTACTTCAGGAACTACTATTACTGCACTAGGTACAGGTACAGGTGGAGTAGGTACTTATACAGTAAGTGCATCTCAAACAGTTTCTAGTAGAACCATAACTGCTTCTAATGCGTTAGGTTCAGAACATGCTATTGGATCTATATTTGAATTTAAAGAAGTAGATGGAACTATAACTTATCTATCTGCAGGAAACAATAAACTATTTACTGGTACTGAGACTTTAGTTGAACAAATACCTAAAGCAGCTAACCAAACTACTCCCTCACCTATTAGTCCTACGGATGATAGATGGCAGTTTGCTTCCTTAGCAGAAGGTAGTGGTATCTCAGCAGCATCTTATGGCTTTGCTGCACAGATTGGTAATCCATTTTTAGTATGGAGAAAATCATCTCACTCAGGTCCATTTATATGGCAAAGAATTGGTGACTATGGTGCTAAACCTTCAGGAGTAACTACATTTGACCCTGATTGTGTGTTAGCAGCTTTTGGTAGAATATGGGTAGCAAGTCTTACAAGCCATAAACAAACTATTTATTATAGTGCTCTTTTAGATGGTGCTCATTTTACTGGCACTGGCTCAGGTCTATTAGATATTAGTTCTGTTATTGGTAATAATGATGAAATAACAGCTATAGCTTATCATAATAAGTATTTAGTTATCTTTTGTAAAAATAACATTGTAGTTTATCAAGGTGCTAATGATCCTACAACAATGACATTAGCTGACACTATTAAAGGTGTTGGGTGTATTGCAAGAGACTCAGTACAAAATACAGGTAATGACTTAATATTTTTATCTAAGAGTGGTGTAAGAAGCTTTAACAGAACAGTGCAAGAAAATACAATGCCACTTCGTGAACTATCTCTTAACATTAGAGATGACTTAGTTGGCTATTTAGCTGTAGAAACTACGAATAATATTAGAAGTGCCTATTATGAAAAAGATGCTTTTTATCTTTTAACATTTCCAGGTTCTAAAGTTACAGTTTATTTTGATTTAAGGCAAGTCCTTCAAAATGGAGCAGCTAGAAGTACTTTATGGAATAGCACTGATGGTGTGCCTTATACAGCATTTTGTTCTACAGAAGACAGAGAACTACTAATTGGACTTCCTGGTAAGATTGCTAAATACAATGGTTATTTAGATGGAACTACAACATATAATATGACTTATTATACATCTAGTTCTGACTTAGGTAGTGCTACAACTAATAAGATGCTAAAGAAAGCTTCTTTAGTTATCATTGGTACTGGAGATCAAGACTTCTCATTTAAGTATGGTTATGACTATACATTAAATTATACTTCACAACCTATTAATAGAAATTTAGGTACAGGTATATATAGTACTTTTAATAGCACTTTTGAGTATAATATTGCTAAGTATTCTTCAGTAGGTATTGGTGTTAATACAATTTCAGTGCCTTTAGGTGGATCAGGAAAAGTAATACAATTTGGAGTTGAATCAGAGATTAACGATAATCCAGTGTCTATTCAAAAAATAGATGTTTATTTACAAACAGGGAAAATGATATAATGGCAAACTATACCAAGGCAACCAATTTCTTAGCAAAAGATTCTCTAGCAACAGGAGATCCTGCTAAGATTATTAAAGGTTCAGAATTTGATACTGAGTTTAATGCTTTACAAACAGCAGTGAATAGTAAAGCTAATTCTATTTCTCCAGCTTTTACTGGTACTCCTACAGCTCCTACGGCTGCCACTGCAACAAATACAACACAGCTTGCTACAACAGAGTTTGTAACAGCGGCTGTAACGGCTTCTTTTCCTGCAGGTGGTATTATTATTTGGTCAGGATCTGCTGCAGCTATTCCTACAGGTTGGTTATTATGTAATGGATCAAGCTCAACTCCTGATTTAAGAAATAGATTTGTAGTTGGTGCTGGTTCCACTTATGCAGTTGGTGCCACTGGTGGTACTGCAGATGCTGTAGTAGTTAGCCATACACATACTGCAACAGTTACAGATTCAGGTCACTCACATACATTAACAAATTATGGTTCTGCTCAAGCTGGTTCAGATAATGGCGGAGCACCAGTTATGTCATCTACAGGATATGGTACAGGAAGAGAACCAAACCCTACAAATACAGCAACAACAGGAATTACAGTGGCAAATAGTACAGTTGGTGTAAGTGGTACAAATCAAAACCTACCTCCGTACTATGCTTTATGTTACATTATGAAGAGTTAATGAGTAAGATAGAATATGTAAACCTTCTCTATAGGATTTATGGAAGCCCTAAAGAGAATAAAAAGAAGTTTTTAGAAGAAGCAGCTACTTGGGAATATTACCCAGTGTACAAAGAAGACAAAGTGGTTGCTATATTCATGACTAAAGGTAATAGAATACATTGTGGATGTCTCCCTGAAGCTAGTGGAAAATGGTTCCCAATGAAGATGTATAAAAGACTTTGTAAGAATATTATTCTTAAATATGGTAAAGCAGAGACATCTACATATATAGATACAAAAGAGTTTGTAGAAAGACTAGGATTTAAAGAGGTTGGAAGAACTAAAGATGTTATTAATTATATAAAGACAGAGGTTTAATATGAGTTTTATTACAGATGCTTTATTTGGTGAAGATAAGCCTGATTATAGTAAGGCAGAATTTCAGCCATATAGTATTAAAGGACCAGCAGGTGGTATTTCTTACCAAGGAAAAACTGGTACAATTGAACTTTCTCCTGAACTTCAAGCTTTATATGCTAGGTTTACTGGAGCTGCTACTGAAGCTTTACCATCAACAGAGCAAATGGGTTTTGCTACTGATGTATCTAATTTAGGTAAAGGTTTATTTGCTAGAGGTGCTGGTATAGATATTGGTGCTAAGACTAGAGACTATTATAATCAAGTTCTTGCTGGCATGGAGCCACAAAGAGCTCAAGAAGAAACTCGACTTGCTGATACATTATTCTCGCAAGGTCGTACAGGAGCTGGCGTTGGAGTTGGTGGTGGTGGTTATATTAACCCTGAACAGTATGCTTTATTTAAAGCAAGAGAAGAAGCTAATAGAAATATCTATTTAGGTGCTGAAGATAGAGCAAGACAACAACAGATTGATGATCTTAGAAATGCTTTAGGTTTCTATGGCACTGGTCAAGAGCTTAAAACAGCTCCTTATGCTACATCTGCTAATATTCTTGGTTATGGTACAGGTTTATTTAGTGCTGTTAATCCTTACATTACGCCATCTGTTCAATTAGGACAAGCTGGTGCTGAAGCTGGTGGTAGAATTGTAGGAGCACAACAACAAGGTTATGGACAAAATCTTGGTTTTTGGGGTAGTTTACTAGGAGGAGGTTAATCATGGCTAATGTTGTTAAAGGTTTATTTGGTGATATATTAGGACCTTCTCCTGA